TCATTGAGGACTTAAGAGATCAATTAGATTTACTTGAGGACATGGTCAATGAAATAAAAGACAACCAATGCGAGTGTGATAACGAAGACAGCGACGAGGATGACGATTACGGAGTTGATGACGAAGACGATTCTGATTAAATATTAACTAGACACTAAATAAATACTAACTAGACATCATAGCCCCTAGAAATAGGGGCTATTTCCTCTCTAATACCCCAATTTTTTGATATATTGATAAGTTCCAGCAAGGAGTACTGGATAATCTGGATTAGTGCTATACATGGTCATAATGCGGAAATAACGATATGGATCGTTTATATGGTGTTTTCTTTGATAATCTCTTTCATCTCTAAATGGCTTATAAACAGCTTTATTATTAAGTAAATGTACATAATAACTAACACTTTCACATTCTGATTTAAAAGTTGCAGCTCTAAATTTAATATCATCACTAGCTTCACTAGGTTTTATACCTTTATGTAAGTTATAAAACATATAAATACCCATTAAATTATGACCTTTTTTAGCAAAACGACTCTGTCCATAGCTACTTTCTAATGCAGCTTGGGTAAGTATAAGTTCTTTTGGTATAGTATTTTCATAGATATTAGTGCGATTTATGTGATCTATGCATTTATTGACGGATGCTAGGAATTGCTCATGCGTATCAGCCTTGAAGGCGGGTGCATGAAAAAACCAATAATTAAATAAAAAAATACTTAATAAAATTAAAATTAATTTAAACTTCATTAAATACTCCTTTCTGTTAATAACTATTTTATAAAAATTACTTTAATCTGTCAATTTTTATCAATCTTTGTAAATCTGTCAATTTTGACAATTAAATATATAATTATCAATAATATAAGTATGTGCATCATTTTAAATCATTTGTTACCAAATAGCTTATAATATAATTCAACACGTTTTAACCATTCATCAGTTGATCTTTTAAGTTTATCACCATCCAATATAAATCTTTGAAATTCTAATTTTGGTGTACACATTAAAATAACACCTTGTTGGATATTTGATTTATAGGTGTCGTTATGCGCTAATATGTAGCCTGCTAATTGTAAGAAATAGTCCCCGATCCACGTTTCGAGCTTTACCTTATTCGATTGTTTAAAGTCTAATATCGATTCAACTGCCTGACCTTCTTTATTCTTGTATAACCCAACGACATCCGTGCTACCTGCATATTGATCTCTATAATGTAACGTGGCTTCACTGCCATGTAATTCTATAAGTTTATCTTTAAGACCATCCTCAATAATCTTTTGTCCCATTTTATGAGCAACATGCCCTGTATCTGTTAAATCAAGATAATGTTCACCAAGTAAATACTTCTCTAATACCGTATGGATTGCCGTTCCGCGATTCGCAGCTTCATTTTTAATACGATTGGCTTGTTCTTCGCCAACACTTTTCTTCCATTCTTCTAACTTATTCTTTTTATCCGCAGGTAATGTTTGAGCCAGGATTGTGGTAACTGATGGAAGTTTCTTGGTTTCAATGTCATAGTGCCGTTGTTCGTTAATTAACGACCTAATTGATTTGGGGTAATTATATTTAAAGTTGGTTATCATTTAATGTAGAGATACCTTTTTAAAAGGTTGTATATTATTTTTTTGTTTTAATATTGTATCAATCACTTCTTTAAATTCAATTTCGCTTTTAAATACTGTTTTATATAATCTTAAAGCTTGCGCCATCATTGTAGATGCAATCATTTGCGGTTCATTAGTTTTTGAAAGTAAATAAATCATACAATCAAACATTTGATCGTAAATCATTTTTAAATTTTCTTCATTATTTTTAACTGTTTTAATTTTTTCTTTTTCTTTTATTAAATGCAAAATTTTTTTTTTAAGTTCAGGAGATAAATTTTTTAATAATTTAAAGTTAATTTTTTTCATGCAAATATACCAATTTTTAATAAATCTTCTTTAGAATTGATTTGAATAAGTTTATTGTTTTCTATTTCATATAAGGGAGCTCTAGTTTTAAAAGCAGAACCATCATCTCTAATACGTTGTTGGCCTTTATCGGTAAATATACATTTTTTAAAAAAATCTTCTTTAGCAATCCAACCACATATTTGAATTATTCTATCCGGCTTAACAATACTATTAAATACATAGACTTCATTAGGAATATCTTTTTGATAACCTACAAAATTATGCACATAATGATCTTGCATATAAACCTTTCTACCCATTGTTTTAATATCTACTTTCTTATTATTAACGACAATATCAACAGTAGTTGATTCGTCATATTTTGGCAATGTGTTATATATTAATTTATAAATAACACTTTCACCAATAATTCCTGTGTATTGTTGTTCTTTGTTACCATTTGCGCCAACTGCACGATTACCAAAATTTTTTTTATTTACAACATCCCAAGAAAATTTTCTAATATCATCATCAATTTTTATGCTGAACATTTTTTTTCATATAACGTTATCATTTTTTTACCATTGAAATAATAACCAACAAACTTTCCTTTATATTTTTTTCTTTTTTTCATATTCTTCTGGAGTCATATAAGTTATTTTTTGTTCATGTCTCAATACTTCTGCTTGTGCTTCTTCTCTCAAAAAATCAATTTCTTTTTTAAGCATAAAGTTTTCTTCTTCTAAATGAAACACTTTCTTTTGTAGATTAAAAATAATTTTTTCTAAATCATTTGGTCCTTTATCTTTCATATTCATAATCCTAACCACTTTGCTATTTTATAAGTTAATTTATCAAACCAACCTAAATAATTATAAGGGTGATATGGGTTTAAATCGCTTTCTAAAAGATTTCCTTGATTACGACATTTAGGGCAATCATGGTAAGAAGGTTTAGAATCATAAAAATGTCTCATAATAAAACCATTACCTTTGCAATTAGGACATGTTATTTTATTATTTTGTTGCATTTATTTTTTCTCCTTTATTTTCTTTATAGAACTTTAAAAGTTTATCTACCATTTTAGATCTAGTTCTACTGGTTTTTTCTGCCATATAACCTAATTCTTTCCAAGTTGTTATTGGAACAGATAAAGATTTATATTTTTGTGGATCTGCCATTTTCTTCTCCTTTTTGTTTATTTTAGTATGCTTTCTGTCATTTGCATATGGGAAACTATAACATTAAAAACAAGTGTTGCAACTATTTTATTTTTAATATAAGGTGGAGTTCTCTTCTCACACCTAGTTTGCACGTCCTATTCAATTAGGACGTGTAGACGTTTTTAATTATATTTTACCCTGTCCACGATACGCTTTCCGCGTGCTGTGTTTGTTTGGTCTTTTGGAATGTCTTCCTGGTCTTTTTTTATTTGTGTGTTTAATGAAACCACCTGTACCAGTTTGAACTTTACGAGCCATTATTTACTGTATACAATTCTTCTAGCTTTTTTATTATTCATTGGTAAATATTTAATTACACCATTTACATGTTGTTCTAATTCATTACCACAATTAGTACATTTGTAAATATTTTCTAATATAGAAACTAATGCTGTTGCTTCTTTACATAAAGGGCAAATACCATGCACTATTAAAGAATCAATTGATATGTTTTTCATTTTTAAATAATATACAAAGTATTAAATCAATCAATGATAAAACAGTAACAACAATAAAAACAATAAAAAGTAATATTATAAATATAATACTACTTAATATCTCCCCAATTATTTCCAATTTCAGAATCAACTTTGTTAGGAACTTGAAGTTTAATTGCATTTTCCATTATTTCTATTATTTGACTTCTTTGTTTACCATTTTCAACAGATATATCTACTTCATCGTGTATTTGAATATGAGGAACAATACCATTTTCATATAATGCAACCATAGACATCTTTGTCATATCTGCTGCACTACCTTGAATAAGTTTATTTAATGCTTTGTATATAAAAGCTCTTTTTAATGGTTCACTATATTTTTTCCTAGCTTCTTCTAATGGTAGTGGACTAAATACTCCAAACTCTTGTGGTTGCCATAAATCAAATCGACAAATACGACCAGCATAAGTTCTAATTCTTCCATAATCATTAGCTCGACGTTCTACATTATCCATTAATTTTTTAACAAACGGTGCTTTTGCATGATATTGTTTAATTAATTTTTCAGCAGATTCTTTCATTAAACCTAACTCTGCCATAAGTTTATTCTTACCCATACCATACATTAAACCTAAATTAATAGTTTTAGCTTGAGATCGTTCAATACCTGCCATTTTAGCAACCATTTCATGAAAATCTGCTTCACCAGATTTATAAGCATTAGCTATATCATCAACACCTTCTAATTTTTGAAGCATTGCATAATGAACTAATATTCTTGGTTCTTGTTGTGAATAATCAAATACTCCCCACTTATGTCCTTCTTCAGGAATAAAGATTGATCTTATTAATGGACCAAGTTCTTTATGTCGCACAGGTATTTGTTGTAAATTAGGATTAGACATTGAGAATCTTCCTGTAACCGTTCCACCATCATCAGATCTTATTTGATTAATGTCAGCATGAATACGACCTTTGTGTGCATGACGAGTAATCGTATCTATAAAAGTTGTGTGTGCTTTATTTATCTCTCTTGCATCTGAAATAAGTTGTGCAATTTCATGTGGGTGATTAGATAAAAAATTTCTAGTAAAACTTGGTATACCAGTTTTTTCTGTTTTATCATAAGGTAGATTTAATTTATCAAAAGCTTTAGCAATGGTTGCTCCAGCCCATAATTCTACATCAACTCCGGTTAATTGTTTAATTTTATGTAATAATTGTTTTTCTTTTTCTATTAAATTATTTTTAATAGATGTAGCTTTTTCAAGATCAACACGAACTCCTTTAAAACGCATATCAACTAAACAAGGAAATAATTTTGTTTCTAAATTGAATACGTTCCACGCTTCTTCTTTATCTAACTCTATTTTAAGTCTTTGCCATAATTTAAGAGTTGCTTCCGCATCTCGTTCAGCGTATTTACCAACAAACATAGAAGGTAATCGCCACATATCTTTTTTAGGATTTAAACCATATTCTTTAGCAGCTTGATTTAAAACACTTTCTTCTTTACCTAATCCTAAATATTCTTTAGCTAAAGTATCAAGACGATAACTCATTCTGTTTTCATTAATTAAAGATGCAGCTATCATAGTGTCAACAATCTTACCTTTAATATGAATACCATAAGAACGTAACCAACATACGTCATACATTGCGTTATGAAATATGTACGTAACATCTTCTTTTGATACCAAATCTTTTAACCAACTTAAGACTAATTGTTCATCCATGTTACCACCAAGTTCATGTGCTATTGGATAATAACCTACCCAACCTTCAACAGCTACGGCAACTCCAACAATTTTACCTCTTTTAGTTACATTACCTGATCCGATTTCAGTTAAGTTTGGATCATAAGTTTCTAAATCGATTGCAATTTCTTTATGGCCACTTAAGTCTTTAAGTTCTTCAGGCATCACCCATTCAGTTTCTGGTGCAAATAACGGCTTTTGGTATGTTCTACTCATCTCTTCTCCTCTGTTAGGTTTTCTATTTCTAATTCACAATAGTGAATTATTTTCTTTAAATCTTCAATGCCATTTTTATCTTTATATCTTACTACATATTTAATGACATTGCCTTGAAAGAAACTTAAATTATTTTTTGTTATAAAAATATATGGTTGTATTTTATGTTTTTTATAATGATTTCCACCTTCTTGTTTAGTATGTGGAAATGCTTTTTGAAAATCTGATTTACTAATCATATCATATATGCTTTGTTAAAATCTCTTGGATCTACAATATGCAATTCTTTTTTTGCTCTTGTAAATGCTGTATAAAATAATCTATGCAAATCATCTGGATCTTCATCACCTTGTTGTATAGCTGCGTTTGTTAAATCTAATAGGACTAAAACTTTATCACGTTCACCGCCTTTAGCGCCGTGTATTGTAGACATTAAAATTCTAGGAATTTTATTTATCTTCTCACCATTTGCTCTCATATTACGAATATAATTTTCAGTAATTGTATCAACACCTTCGAATGATTCATACCATACTTTATCAGAAAGTAAACCATGATTATTAATACAATCTGTAATTAAATATTTTTCTTCTGCTTTTAAAGTTTTGGCATCTTTATATCCTGGTGCTACGTTAGCTCCTAAATATTGATATATATTTTTTATTTGTAAATAATTTAAAGGCTGACCTTGTCTAAAATCTTCCCAACTACTTAATGCCATAAGTAAATCTAATGATATAGAATTACGTCCTTTGTATTGGTAATACCAACCTTGTAATTCACATAATTCTTTTACATCATCTAAAAAATATCCAGCCGAAGCCAATACCAGCCAATCTCCTTGAGACATATCGACTTGAGTTATATCTGTATAATATCTTAATAATCCTGTTTCTTGTCTTGGTAGATAAGATTTTTCATATCTATTTTTTATTTTAGATATAATTTTATTAGATAATTCATGAATAGGACCACCAGGAATACGATAAGATTGATTTAAGGTCTTTATCTCGTCTACTTCATTCTTTAACGCTATAAAGTGATCTATGTCAGCTCCAGCCCACTTAAAAATGGCTTGATCATCATCACCTGCAATATATGTTTTTTCAGCTTTTTTCCATATAGTTCTAACCATTTCCCACTGTAATGGCGATAAATCTTGAGCTTCATCTATAAATAATACTTTAAATCTTGGGGATATATCTTTTTTAATAAAATCTTCTAATAAGTCAGTAAAATCTTTTAATCCCTTTTCTTGTTTAAACTTCTTGAGTTCTTGATCTAATAAATATAGAGTATTTCGTTCTATATCTATAGAATTTTTTCGAATATCATAATATTCCAACAAATCCATTTTTTTAACTCTAGCTGTATTTATAACAGTTAAATATTCATTATCTGAATTAAACATTCCATCTTCATCAGAATATTTTGCAGTATTAATAGGTATGTTACATAAACGACCAAAATCTTTATAATCATCTATATCCATCATTTTTTCTTTGGTAACTGATAATGATTTAAATGCAAATGAATGTAATGTTCTAAAATTAGTTAAATCTTTTTGAGTTAGATTAAATTTTCCTAATGCTCTTGTAACTGCCTCATTAGCTGCTTTCTTTGTAAAAGAAAAATAAGCAATTTCAGAAGGTCTTATTCCTTGTTTAATAAAATCATCAACTAAATTTAACAAAGTTGTTGTCTTACCTGTCCCTGGTGGACCTAATATTATTGTCTTCATATTCTTTTAACTTTCTTTGTAAAAAATTGTTTTTTGTTAACAATCTCCTGTTTTTATCTTCTAAAAATTCAATTCTTTTTTTAAATTTTATATACCAATTAACAGCTATAGCTCCACTCATTAGAAATGATTCTCGTGATAAATTATATTAGAAGCTGAACTTTCAACTTTTTTTAAAGCTTTAATTTTAATTAATCTTGGTTCTTGTCCTTTAAGCTTTGGTCTAACTTCAGAAACAAATACACCTTTTAATTGTTTAATAAGATTACCTGTTTTACCTTTATCTAATTCCCAATGATTCTTTTTACAAAAATTAAAAAAATCATCTATTCTAAAATAAGTATATTCTCTTTTCTCATCTGTATAAGGAAGTTTATTAAAAATATCTTCCATCGTTCTTGCGTTCTGTCTGTTAGTAGTCCAATCTTGTAATAAACCCATAATTTGATTTACAGGATCTAATGATTCTAATGCTGGAGTTACTTGCATAGAAGCTACTAAAGGTTTTAAATAAAATTCTCTCCAATCTTTTTCTTTTAATTTAGGTATAACCAAATCAGCTTTTTCTAACATGGCTAAAGAAAATAAATGAGGATTAGCTAAATGTTCAGATTTTAATTCAACTCTTTTTTGTGTTGGGTTTTCACCTACATCTAAAAAATATTGTGGTGGATTAGAATCATATTTAGTTAAATTACCAAGTACTGGCATTTGTTCATCTTCAAATCCTACACCAAATTTTTTAGTTCTACATAATTTAGAATTACATACATCACTAATTGGAGGTAACTTACATCTATATTTATCATAACCTTTTTTACCAATTGATTTTAATAGTTGTTGAACTTCCCCATTAGCTAATGGAGGATTCATATATTTTAAATTAGCACTAACAACATTATCTTGCCATTTATCAGGTGTTGCTTGTTTAAAATAAACAGCAATATTAAATAAAGCATTATTACGTGAACCTTCTCCAAATCCTTCTTTAGCTAATCTATTTAAACAAGGTGGTCCATCATTAAACACTTCATCTATTTTTTTCTCTATTGTTTTAATTTGTTCAACTTGTTCTTGAGTACAAGCAAATTGATCATATAGTTTAAAGAAATCTTGTACATTAATTGCATCACCATTATCATTAAATGCATAACGTAAACCTTTCATTTCATTATGGTAAGGAAGATTTAAAAAATTTCCTGTATCTCCTCGCTCCACTAATATTTCTGTTTGTTTAGGAAATATCTCAACACCTTGAAAACCTAATGAATCAGCTATTTTTTTTAAAGTTGATTGCATTAAAGATGCAGGAATAAATTCTTTAGTAAATAAAAATATATGTGCACCACCTGACTTTGATCTAAATACAATAACTGGAAATTTTAATTCTCTTATTTTATTAATTAATTCTTTATGGTTTAAATTATATTGATCAATATCAATACAACCCCATTTACAATTGTTTTGTTCATTAATTGGAATAATACCAAGTGCAGGCTCTACACCTTTTAAATGATCTTCCCAAAGATTATCTGTTACAGATTTACGAATAATAAAAGCTTTACCTTGTATCTTACCATTCGCTCCACGATCCGCTTTCTGATATTGACCATAAGCGTTTTGAAATCCGCTAAATATTTCTTTAAACTTCTCTTTCACGCTAACCTATTAGTTTGAGCCCCTATTGCTAGGGGCTCGTTAAAGTTAATTAGAACGGAACGTTCTCACTAACTATCTCTTCTACATCTGCTCTAGTTTGCACACTACCTTTTCGCACATCATTATAAAAACCTCTTGCACTTAAGTACAATGATTTATCTTTTGGTTGCATAATTCGGTTTAGTGTTGGTACCCAACCATACCAGCTACCTTTATCATTTTTTTGTAAGATAGATTGTAAGTTATATATACCGCCGTGTATTGGTGGAAGCACATAACCTCCTTTACCATCAGAGATTTGAATAGTCTTCATCATAGCGTTCCATCTTTTGCTTACGTTCAACTGTGTTGATTTCATGGTGATTAAAGCTGGAGTATAACCACCCGCTTTAGTTTCAGCCAATACATAATAAGAAGCTGTTTCTTCTAAATAGTTACCATTTGGTAATCTAATTTTAGAACTCTCTCTCTTACCTGTAGCTATCACTGGACTATTTTGTAAGTGAACTGCAACCGGTGCTGCATTTCCTTCTCCACGATCTGTCCATTCTGGATAGTCTTTTTTATAATAACAAGGGATTACATTGATGCCTTTCTTACCATCATATAATTCATTTGTTACTGTATTGTAAATCATGCCTGGTTTAGCACCACTTACATATTTAGCATCACCTTCAGTTACCTGTGGTGATAGCTGTCCCAATATTCTGATGAAAGGTAACGCAAAATCTTGTTGCGTCATATTTTCAAAACCTTTATCTAGATCATCTCCAAACAAAGTTACAGAATTATCGGCTGTTTTTTTAACCAACGCTTCATTAGCCATCATTCATTACTCCATTATTTCCGAGTTATTTTAGTTATGTCTTTAATCCAAGTACTAAAGACATCAGAGGGCATGTCAAGCC